CTTCCGGACTCATACAAATCCTCATTTTCTAATTAAACATATTTTTGGGGGGGCGAGGGTCCCAGGAGAGGCCCGCGAGTCTTTCACTCCCGCCGGTAGCATTTACCTACTGCATTTCACGAGGGGTCCATTATCTGGATCTTCGTTGGGGAGACCGACAAAGGGGCCGCTAATCCAGAACCGTGATTGTTACTCTTGAAGAGTCACGGGCTGAAGTGGCGGCCCCTGTCCACAAACTACTCAGAGTGGTAGTCATGGAAGTGTTCGCTTCGGTTATAGTCACACGCCATAGCAACACGGAGCCATTGTTCGTAGTGGTCACAAGATCCGACTGCAATCTTTCGAAAATGAATGTAGGGTTATTGTTGGTCACTGAATACATGTCTCCAGCTGTTGCTGTGAATGCTGTTAAATTCGTAGCTGAACACGCCAAAAGGTAAACTCCTGGCCTTCCGAACCAAATGGTGTCATTCTTAGTTCGGGTGGAGTCGAACCCAAATAAATAGGCGCGACTGCTTGGTGGAGCCCCTGCAGTGATGATGCAGGAACTGGCAACAGGAATCTGTGGGTTTAAATCCACAAAGCCCATGGTGCCAGTTGCTCCAAAGTTGCCCCAGCCATTGTTTTGATACTGGTTGAGGGCATTTGTTGGCTGGATTAGCACCGCGGCTCCGGGCGAAGCCAACGCCAAGGTCGGCGCGTAGTAGGGCTCATAAAGGTCCACTGTATAGTGTACCCAAAGCTCTCCTAGCGCCGTCCCGGTTGGAGCTGAAAGCCCAGAGGTAGCGACGTAAAAGTCAGCCAAATCCGTTAACTGCGTCTGCGCGTTTACAGACGGGTTTCTGACCCAGCGAACTGGATTAGGTGCAGCGCACTCTATCCCGGCATAAATGCCATTGGACGGTTTCGCGGAAACTGCTCCGGAGAGTGACTCCATTGCAGTCTTCGTACCTGGTGCGGGCGCGATCGGATTGTAGTTCGGCGCCAAAATAATCGTGCCCAGAGCCGTCCCCGCAGCATAATCGCTGGAAGATGACCTGAACTCGAAAATGAGTTGCCGAAACTTGTACTTAGCGAATCTCTGAGCGATTGGGGCCAACCAAGGGAAGGCTGTCTCGTCTCCGGGATTCAACAGAAGTGTGCGCTGCACGTTATAAACGGAAGCGCTGGCAGGTGCGAGAACATCTGCAATGAACTCGCAATGAGAAATCGTGCGGGCCGTATTAGGGTCCATACGTGGCACACCACCGGCTTTGTGAACAATATCGTTTAAAATGTAGTCCCCATAACCAGTGGCTATAGATAGGCCTCTGCCTACTTGTGACCCAAGGGCTGCGCCCTTGGGACCGCCAAACGCGCCGCCAATAGCGCCACCCGCTGCCTGAAATGTCCCACGGGGTAACATTGATAGTACCCGGTGGGCCACCTCCTTCAGTGTGTAGGCGCCCTGTCCTTTAGCGACGAGTTGTTGTCCTTGGAAGACCGTGTTATTCTTGGTCTTCCGCTTAGGTTGCTGCTTCTTCGCAGCCCCCTTCATGCTTGCTCTACGCCGAGCGGTATAGTGAACTTGCAGGCCAAAGCCCCGCGAAGGATCTCTCCTTG